GGTCAGCCGATGCATCCCCTACTTGTTTTATAGATGATAATGACCAATAAATAGCACCCTTAGAAGAACTAACCTCGGATTGAGATTCATTTATATCAACTGGAAATATCTTGATTGCTCCGGTACGGTGTATCTCAGAAATGTATTGGGACACTTTGTTCCTCTTCACATCTTCTTGTGACATGAATTCAAATGCAGTCACCCAATACTCAAGTGGATAATGAACTTTGAACCATTGACTGATATAACCTGTAATAGCATACGCTGCAGCGTGAGATTTATTGAATAAATATGTTGAAGCCTTGTCGATTTGATCCCAAACCTTTAAAGCATACTCCGGAGTTACGTTGAAATTAGCTATATAATAAGGTAAAAATCGCTCTTTATATTTAGTCAATTCTTCATATTTCTTCTTTACCATAGCCTTACGTACGTCATCAGCCTCTACCAAAGTAAGACCACCTAACACTTGACACAATTTCATAATCTGTTCTTGATAAACAAAAACTCCATAAGTGTTGCCTAGGATATCTTCAGTTCCCGTAATTACAGTAACATCATGATCTCCATTCTTACACATTACGTATTCATTATGAAAATTATTCTCTATTGCTCCTGGCCTGTACAAAGAAATCCCTGCTACAAGGTCATTGATATCATCAGGTAATAATTCAGTACAATATTTAGTCAAACCTTGTGAACCAAAGTGGAATACATCTCCATTATAACCTTTCCTGAAATACCGGTAAACAACCTCATCATCGTATGGTATCTTGTAAATGTCAATATCTGAACCAAATCTCTTCTTTATTAGGTCAATAATGTTCCTAAATTTATCCAACTGTTTCACCCCTAAAATATCCTCCTTTAGGAATCCAACCTGTTCCATCTCCGCTCCTTCCCATTCGCTGACATACAAATCACCCTGTTTCATAATTGGTGCCCAGCTAAACATATCCTTCTCCTTAGGGAAAATAACCATAGCGCAAGCATGAACTGATTTAGCTTTAGGCTGTCCAATTATAAGAGGTATACTGTTTACTAATTCAGGGTTAGATCTAACAAATTCTCTTAACCTTTTATTACTACACACTGAACCAAAGAAATCTTCAAAACTTGTATCATCATGTTCTATACACCCTGTAACATAGTTAACCTCGTCAAATGATAAATTATAAATGCGGCCTAAATCTTTTAATGAAGCCTTTAACTGCATAGCAGTATATGTACCTACTGATATTACTTGGGATTCCCCGAAGCGAGTCTCCATATACTTTTTTACTTCTCCCCTTCTAAGTGCCTCAATATCAGTGTCTATGTCAGGAAGTGTCTTGACTATACGACCTTCATTTATGAACCTTTCAAACAGTAAATCAAATTCAATAGGATCCAAGTGGATTAATCCCATTAACATTGAAACAACACTACCTCCGGCACTACCCCTACCTATCCCCACCAAAATACCATTCCTATTACACCAACCGATTATATCATGCAGCATTAAGAAATAGTCCATTACATTTCCTAATTCTATTACTTTAACCTCTTTCTCGACCCTAGCTAAATATTCAGGTTGAACTTCCTTAGCTAACTTGGATAACCCTTCAGCTATCAATCCCCAAAATAATTCTTCATTATCCTCGTACACCATACACTCTTCCTTAGTCATGACATACTTAGGTAGGTGACGCTCTCCGGTCTTTATAATGAAATCTTTACAGCTATCCACAATAACTTGTTCGGAGTTCATCATCCTAGCAAGTAAGGAAGTAAATTTGATATCATCTTTCACTAATAACGATAGCTCATCTAGGTAATCATCATTGTCTTTGAAATACTGATTTTCAGACTTATATTCAAATAAACCGGATATCTTATTCAGGTCAAATTTTATATGTGAATCCTCTTTATCTAGGTAATATGCATCTACTATATTAGTAGGTGTAAACTTGCTTTCTGTGAACTTTTTAAGGTTCTTCAAATACCATGTATCGTATTCTTCATCATCAAAAGCTGCAGTATCTAATTGGTAGTATATATCATCTATTCCTTTCCAAGTATTTACTACATAAGTATATTCTACTGATTTAGGATCAAATACTAATACTAACCCCTCCAAAAATCCAAATAGGGTATCTTGGTAAATGAAACGTTGGTTAATTACGTTCACTTCTTTATTGATCATCAACAAATTATTCCATCCTATATCGTTCTTGACAAAGAACTTCAAATCATACCTGTAATTAGTACTACGCTCCACTACGGTGTATGTCGCTCCAATAATTGTACCAATTCCTACCTTCTTCCCTGCCTCTTGAAACTTCATTACACCAGCTAATGTGTTCTTTTCACAAATACCTAAATGCTTTACACCTAAGAATTTTGCTTTAGAACACCAATCTTTATACTGCCCACTGCCATTTAGAATCTCAAACCCTGCATGCATTCCTAAAAACGCATTGTTGGAGAATGTACCTGTGTAATCCCCTAAGTATTTCAATTTAGTTAACTTCACATTCTTATCCTTCGAAGGGGTGTAATACCATACCCCTCCGAATTGGAATATCTTAAAATCAGTATCAACTTCGGCTAATCTAGTGAATTTGAAATCCTCATTGAATAATACCCCATCTACCGGATACATGACTTCAAAAGTCTTCCCCCCTATCAATAGGGTATTATTATCACCTAAGGTGAAGGCAATCTTGTTAGCTGTCAAATGAGCATTTAAATCCATAGTTATTTCTTAGCTACATTATTTTCCCTGAAATCTTCTCTGATCATTTCAATAACAAAATCAGTTATATCTGCCCCATGTGGGAAGCCTTGCATCAATATTTTCTGAGCAAATAATTCACTATCATCATTGCGAATTTCATATCTTTCACTCCGGTAATTACAGAAAATGAAATGTAGTTCATATCCCTGAACTGCAGCTAACTGCCTAACACCTGCTGCCTCGTTGACATACCTAACAGCGTTGAACACTACATTATTTTCAGTTGAGTCAGCATACTTTTCAGCATTTCTTACGCAGTAATTTACCCAGAAATTTGTATCATACTGACGCATAGTATACCCAACATGTTCAAGAAATTCCCGACCTGTAATTCTTATTACTTCATCTGTTTTGTTACAGTTGAAAACTAAATTATTAACTGACCGTTTAAATTCCACATAATCGTTTTCATTAGCAGGTTTATACCCAAGGAATCCCCAAGTAAAATCTCTTACCCCGTCACTAAAGTCAAATATATTACAATTCAATTCTTCAGCCTTAGCTTTTGCATTGAAGTCTTTCCCTGAACCGATGACGCCTATCATCGCATAAACTTTATTTTTCATTTAGGTCTAAATTTACAATTATCAAAATGATACCTTTTCATGTTTGCAGAACTACGACTTTCCATTAGGCAGTGAGGGCATTTAATAAAAGGTCTATTCAACTGACCAATTGACATTTTATCTTTAGATATTTGAGTATGGGTACAATTAAAAAATGCATTATTTTCTCCACTTGCCTTTAAAGACATTTTATCTTTAGTTTCTTGTGTCGCTATGTTATTAGTATGAAATTCTCTATTAATTTTATTAGTTTCATCAGAATGTGTTTTCCCATAAAATCCATTTAATTCACCTGTTTTCCCTTTTAAATAGCTCAATTCATCAGGTAAACCACCTGCTCCAGAATTTCTTAGATTGTATCCAATTTCAGGATTCGTACAGTCCAATAAACATTGCCAATAAACCTCTTTCTCTTGCAAATTATTTAATTCGCAATACTCTAAAATTTCCTTAGTGAAATTTATTCTTTTAAATTTTAGAATATCTTGTTTCAATTGTTTATTAGACCCTAAATAAGAATCATTTGGATCATCAGAGGAATGATGCCCTACATAAATTTTGCCATTAATAAGGCAAGTTGTTTTATATATATAATGAAATTTCAACAACTAGTAGATTCCTCCATAATTTTCATTCTCCAAAAGATTTTAAGATTGATAAAACTTTAGGTAATTTACTGTCCTTTATCATTGATATGCACTTGTAAAATGCAGAATTAATTTCTGGATCATTATTCCCTAAATTAATTTCTTCCCTACAGAATAAGTACAAATCAAAATAATCACAGGCTTTAAATAATCTGTATTGCTCTTCAGTCAGAACTGACTTCATATTCTTACCCGAATAGCATGCAAGTTCTTCATGTTCTTCTAACAGTTCTCCCTCTATTACCTCCCAAGCTGATAATGTCTCAGCCGAAAAATGTTTAATAGGGTGCAACAAATCAGTCGTAACAACTTCAGGCATATCATGATTCATAACTAAATCTATAACATGACTGTCGATTTCGATACCTTCTTCCTTGGCAAACTGCACAAACAATGCAGCTACCCCGAACGAATGTTCTAACAGATTGTAACTGCGAAAGATGAATTTACCATTGAACCTGTTCAGGTTCTTCATCTGGCGTAAATGCTCGATGTAATTCATTACGAAAATATTTTAGTTAAATATGGATTTATGTATTCTTGATGTTCCTTAGTCCAATACTGTTTGAATACCCTCAACCAATCCCCAAAGAAATCAGGGAAATCATTGGGATTGTAAAGATCTACTGCACCTTTATTCAATCTCAGTCCACGTTCAAATGAAAATACATCATTAACATTATCATCAAAAGCTGATAAGGTATTGAACTGATTAGGGTACTGCCAAACTCCAAATTCCGATTTATAATCATCAGGGTTCAATCCGGCCATAGTTTTGACCAATTCAGTCTTATCATCATAATAATGCAGGTTGTTCGCAAAATGATGGTAAACTCCGATTTCTACGCCTAATATATTAGCTACATATTCTTGGACGAAAGTGAAATTAAACATATTTACTGCCATGTAACCAAATATCATGTCATTACTGCGAATATACAACGTAGCATCCAATTTACCATTTACCATCATGAACTGTAGGCTCCTAGAACAAGGTTGATCCTTAGTTTCTAATAATTGACCATGTTTGTTGAAGCAATCTTTAGCTGGATCATGAATAGTAATGATAGCTTGCCGGCTGTTGATATCTTTATTCAGAGTATCTATTACAAATTTCAATTGGTCAACAACTTTAGCTTCCCCCGAATAAATATGACGAGTGAATGGATTATCCACCCTGTACCCTCCTCCGAAGCCTGTAAAGGCTCTCATTCTAGGACCGTACCCTGCTCTTTGGTATTCCCCATCATCAGAATAACCCATCATACTAGGAACATACCCTGCATAAAGTTCCATATTATTTACCCCAGTGGCTAATGCCAATGATTCTGCAAATGGTAATACTTTATGGTTCTTCCTTTCTTTGATATTAACATATCTGTCAGTTGGATTATGTATATGAATCAATATCGGCTCTGGGAACTCTACACAATCATAGCCTCTTGTCTTACGGGAAATTCCATTCTCCAAAATAGCTTTACTCAAACCAATCGAAGAAGTGTTCAGATTTTCAAAATTAAACTCCATTAAATTTTGGTATTAATGTTAACGAAATAAAGCACAAAGATATAACTTTTATATTTCTTAAACAACAAAAATCTTACTGATTTTAAATTTTAATCAAACCCCACTTAGGAGGGAACACGTAATCAATTGAAGAATTACTTGGGGTGTACTTCTGTTTCACCCTTCCTTCTTCAATCCCATCACTGATTATCCCAAGACCTCGCATATATTTATCTGTTTCACAGAACACATTGCTACAATCCGGCACTGTTAATGGTAATCCTTCAATCAACCTTGGTGTCAGGTTCACTCCCATTTTACGGCTAAAATCCTGAGTTAACTCTTCCAAATGTTTATACAGGTAAAATGATAAC